ACAGAGCCAAAGTCAAAAAAAGATGGTAACCTTTCTCAAACAGCAAAAAGCCATTGTGAATCATGGCTGAAAGAAAAACTGTACGATCGAAGAAAGCAGGTGAAATCAAAATACCTTGAAAAAGGATTATCATTTGAAAATGATGCTATATATTACGCATCCAAGAACTTAAACTGGGGGGAATGCATAAAGAACACAACACGACTTGAAAACGATTTCATCCAAGGCGAATGTGACGTACTGACGGATACACACGTTCACGATATAAAAGCGTCTTGGGATTTCGATACCTTTCCGCTGTTTGAAAAATCCATTCCAACTAAGGGCTATGAATGGCAGGTACAGGGTTACATGATGCTGTACAACAGAAAACAGGCAAGCGTAACGTATGCGCTGATGGATATGCCGATGGAGATCATTGATCGGGAGGTCAGATGGAATCTTGGTGAAACCTTCAGCCGAAAGCAGTACGATACTTTTATTAATCAGTTTATTTATTCGCACCTGAAACCGAACCTAAGATTGAAGCAGTTTCATTTTGAATATTCGGAAGAGAAAGCGGAAGCAATCAAAAGCCGTGTTGCAGAATGCCAGGTGTACATCAATGAATTGTTTGACGAAATTTACCTGAAACGATAACAATGTAAACCAATCCAAATGAAAACACTTTTCTTTTTAATTATTCCATTCTTTGCAGCAGCGCAAAATCAATGCTGTAATACTTATCCGGTCTGCACGATCGAAGACAATGGCAAAGTGACCGCCACCATCGGGGACAATCAATACGCGCTTTTCAGCCTAAATGATGCGGAGAATATTTTTTACGGAAGGTCTTTCGCCTTCTGGACTTTTCAACCCGGCATTCATAAGGTTTGCGCAACCGCGACCGATAAGGACGGACAGACGTGTACAACCTGCCTATTTTACGAGGTTGACACAATTGATTCCAAGCAGGCAGATGACTGCATCAACACAGAATGGATTGACACTTCAGGGATATATATTTTTGAAGAAAACAAGGTTTGCGGATGCGATGGTGTTGAGTATTTCAGCGAATGGACGGCACGGCAAAACGGTGTTACTAAATACTCGATTGGCCCCTGCTGCTTTGAATTGCCAACAAGTACATTTGATGGTAATTTTGGCAAAATTAAGGCTTTTCCAAACCCGACATTGGACACGGTAAGAATTGAAGCCTTTCAACTTGAACAGGTATGTGTGTATGACGCAAAAAAACGCCTATTACAGACGGTTAATTGCTACGATGACAGTACTACACTAATCCTTGATAATTATGCAGCAGGGGTCTATTTTTTAGCTATTACGGCAGACGGTAAAACATTCACAAGAAAAATCATAAAACAAACAAGATGAGTAATGAAGAAAAGCAATTTTCCGCACAGACACACGCGGAAAGATTATCAACGGTAATTAATAGCATTGCAGACGCTGTATTGGAATATTCCGTGAATCACGTTGAACCGCCAGACCTGACCATCAAAACATTTGAATCAAGTATACTAATTTTTCAATTTGCCCTGATGGATCATTTGTGGAAACTTCAAGTTGTCGAAAATATGCCGCAGAAGCAGCGAGAAGAAATGGCGACAGCAGCAGGAACCAAGCTGCGTGAATTCGTCAAGACGTTCACCGGCATAGACACACATTCAATGTATCCAGAAAATTAAAAACAATGGAAATCGAAAAAGCTGTTGAAGTACTAATTAAATTAAAAGAAATGATTCTTCATGAAGACCAGTTTGACGTGAATATAACAATAAGCGAAGGTCTTGTAATCGCAGAAGCGATTGACGTTGCTATAATTAATATGCACATTTCGGAAGCATTTGTAAGTCATTTTATTAAAAAACCATAAACAAAATGGAAGAAAAAGTAAACAACCCAACACATTACCATCCGGGAACCTACGAAGCCATAAAAGTCATCAACGCCTGGGGACTTGGCTTTTCCCTTGGAAATGTCCTGAAGTACATTTCAAGGGCAGGCAGAAAAAACGGTTCTTCTGAACTTGAAGACCTGAAAAAAGCGCAATGGTACTTGAACAGCGCCATTCAGGATTTGGAGGGAAAAATAGACCCATTAGCCAGCAATGAATACAAATTCATTGAAGGCATAACAATAACTACAGCCAAAAGCCAATACTCTACAAAACTATGAAGACTAAAGAAGAAATCTTCGAAGAAGTTGTAAATTACGCACACATCGAAGGCCACTACAATAAGCATGAAATTCTTTTGGCCATGCAACTTTACGCTGATCAGTTTCAGGCCCCACAAAAAAGACGGCTTCTTTCGCCTGACCAATGGGGCAGTATCACTACAAGTGTGTTGACATTTGTGGCGGGAAGAATTGTGAAAAAGAAGGCATAAAGGCGTATCTTTGTAGCGCCGAAAGCGGCCACCGAACTGGTAATCCGGTGAATTAAGGAATTGCATTTTAATTAAACGCCTTAAGTCGGGCGGGTAACATGGGTTGTTCCTTACCATGTTCAGGCACACCAACGCCACCCACCGACTTAAGGCGTTTTTTTTTATTTAAAAAACCACACAATGAGCCAAAGAGAATTTACCGGAGTATTCATTCCTGCGCATATCTGGGAAAGTACTGAATTAACACCATCAGAAAAAATGATGTTGGGAGAAATAGATTCGCTGTCTAAGTCGAAAGGATACTGCTATGCAGGGAGAAGCCATTTTGCCAAATGGTTGCAATGCGGAGAAACAAACATATCAAACTACTTTGCAAAACTTGAAAAACTTGGATTCATTTCAACAGAAAGAATGCCCGGCCAACCAGTTCGAATTAAGATTGCCAACGACAGGTTTTACATTAAAAAGGGGTCAGTCCCACTGACGGGGGGGGTCAGTCCCACTGACGGGGGGGGGTCAGTCCCACTGACGGGGGGGGTCAGCCCCACTGACCCTAAATACAAGTTAAATACAAATATAAATTCAACTTCTAAAAAAGGAAAAAATGAAGTTGAAGAAGTCAAGGAAGAACCTACAAATAACTTTTACTTAAAAGACTATTTTCCTGAAGACAAAAACAATGAATTACCCGCGGCGGCCGCGGCGGCATTCAATCAAGCCGATGAGCTTGATTCAATGGAAACAAACTACTTGATCATAGAAGCGTTCACAATGGCGGCAAAGGTTCCAAAAGAATGGTTTGTCCCGTATCTAATAGCTTTCAGGGCAATAGTAACCGCGACCGAACAAAAGCACAACAACCGAGTAGACTTAAGAGGCCACTTCCTGAATTACAGCAGGAAACGGTATGCAAGTGAGGTCAGCCAAGGCAGCAGCAGACCAGAAAGCGGCCTGCCTAAGAACCTAAGACGTTTTTAGGCACTACATGGCCGTATCTTTGCTAAAACCACAAATGATATGACCATAAAACTAAATGAAGCAGAGTACGATGTAATTGCGCAAATAGCGGCACTACGCACCAAATCAGCAAGAGCCGCAAACGTTAGAGACATGAAGATGGGGCCGCAGTCAGGAATACAAATTGATTTCGATGGTGTGATGACGGAATATGCTTTTTGTAAGCATGAAAACATCTTTCCAGACATTGTAGCGGGAGCAAGATCCGGGAGTTATGATTGCTTTTGGAGGGGAGCCAAAACGGACATCAAAAGCACGAGATACAAAACAGGGATGTTGCTTGGAACAATGAAAAAAAACCCGGATGTTGAGGTATATGTGCTTGCAGTCATTCGCAAAGATGAAACCATTGAATTTATTGGCTGGACAACACAAGACGAACTATACAGAGAAGAAAACATAAAAGACCTTGGCAGGGGCAAAAGCTATGCCTTGCCACAATCAAAGCTAAATCCATTTTAAACGATTAAACAAAAAACGAACATGAAGACAAGCGTAAACCTTTGGATCAGCATATTCAAGCAATATGCCACCGAAACAAATAATTTCACATTAGAACTAAAGCAGCTTTCTGACAAAGAAATTCTGCTATTAAAACCTGTTTCTGCTGAATTCATCGCCCTGACACCTCGCATCCTTGGTATATCACCAACCGACAAGCGAGCCTACATCAAGCAGTCGGTCAAGTACCTATCTGTTCTTCGATCCATGCAGGTCGAAGCATTGGAAAAAATGTTTGAATCCAGCGACGATGAGCATATATTCTGATCTCATTTCGGCCTACGAAAAGGCC